ATAGTCCATTCATTTGCATTAACAGTGACTGCAGTAGTAATAATTGTTGATGGAGCTACAGTCCAATAAACTGAACTTCCTAATAAATAGGATTGCATTGTTGTGCTTGTTCCTGATTGCCAAATACCTTTGTAACCTGAAACACTACTTGGTCTGATCCAAACATCAATTGTGAAATCTGTTGAGCTTAGATCTAAATTCGTTGTGCTGTCTACAGAATCATCAGTTCCGTCTAATTCTAAAGACGATACTCCAAACTTAGCTTGATCTGTTGAAAGTGCAGCATTTCCTTGAGTGGTAAATTCAGTAGATGCGGCATTACTAATTACTACATCAGCATCTGCCTCAACAACCGATCCTACAGCTAAACCTGCTTCTAATCCAATACCAACAACAGTTGCATCTGGAGAAGGATCAACAGTACCTTCAGCAATTTCTAATGCTAAAGCAGTCGCATCAACATCTGCGTTTGCTTGTGAAGTTTCATCACCTTGAGCAATCTCTAATGCAATACCTGTAAGTTCTACAGTGACCCAGATACCTGAACCGCCCCAAGCTTCTTCACCCCAACCATCACGGCCCCAACCAACTTCGTTGTAAGCTTCAACTGTTCCTACTGCAGAAGTTAATTCTATACCTGTTAGTGTTACATCAGCGTTTGCTTCAATACTTTCTTCACCTAAATCTAATTCTAATTGTTGACCTGTAACTGCAACCGTTGCACCAATATCAAATGTAACCGTTCCTAAATCACCTTCTAAAGCAATTCCTGTTGGAATAACATTTCCATCAGCTGTAGTTGTGACCGAGTCTAAAGATAGTTCTAATTGTTGACCTGTTACAAGAACACTTCCTGCTATACCCCAAGCAAACTCACCCCAAGGTGATCTTCCCCAACCTGTATTAATTTCTCCTGCAACAGACTCATCACCTAAAGCAGAAGTTAAACCAATTCCAGTTATTTCAGCATTTGCATCAATTTCATTTGTGTTCCAAGAAACTTCACCCCAAGCATTGTTTGACCAACCAAAGTCAACTGTAGCTGTAGTGCTTTCAGTTCCTTGAGCAATTTCTAAACCGATACCAGAGATCGCAACTGTAGCGTTACTTTGTTCACCAAAGTTTCCTACGCTCCACTCTAAGGATCCCCAAGTATCAGCCATAGGAGATTATCTCCTACGCGTTGCCGATTCTTATGATCGCTTGAGTATCGTTAGCTGCAGGGAATTGAATTGTAAATGTTCCTGAAGTCGCTGTCTTATCTGCACCGAAATCTAAAACAGCAACAGCTGCGTTAGTTGTAGCAGATGATGTGTTGTAAATTAATGCACCTCTTGCTGTAAGAGTCACACCAGTGAATGATAAGTCTGCAAAGTCAACATACGCAACACCGTTACCAATAGCTACGCCATTGTTAACTAAAGTTCCACCACCTGCAGAATATTCACCAGAGTCACCAACTTCGTTGGTTGCCGAGTATGCAGTTGTAGCAGAGTTTAAAGTTGCATCTGAAGTGTACAGAGCCAGCTTGAACACATCACCAGAAGAATTTGAAAAATTATGATCTCCTTCTAATAGTTGCGTTTTGAAAGCATTTGCAATCGCTTGTGTTATAGCCATGTTTACTCCTTATCCTTGTTTTTGAAGTCGTGGTGAACCGCTAATGTATTCATCACTTCTTCTTCTTCCCATTTGTTCTGCTGCAAATCCTTGAACAGCTTCTTTGTATTTCTGTTCATATAACTGGATCATATCAGCAGGACCTTTTAAGAATCCATACGCCTCTACTAGGCATGCATACAAAAGTCCATTTGGGAAATAATTACTTATGTATGTTGTAGTATTACTAGCTGATAATCCATCGGGTTTCAAGATATAATTTATCTGAAAAGTGTAAGTATCATCAGGGGTGGGCGCTACGACGATTGTTTCGTCGTTCCAATTTCCATAGTATTTAGGTTGTCCTGTAGCTTCTGTAGGATTAAACTCAGATATAAAGTTTACGTCTCTATATTCTAAGAATACCCTTTCATTGTCCCCAGAACCGCCATCTGTGATCTGAACCGATCTAATGGCAATCGTATCTGTTGGTACATTTAAATATCTTTGAGAGGATACCGCTGTTGCTGTGGCATATTTTCTATTAGAATCTGAGTCTACATCTCTAAAGATTCTCCACTCAGCATCAAGAATAAAATCATCTATAATGGCTTGAGTAAATACATTAGAATCTACCTCTGTATAATCTCTAATCTTTGTTGTTAATTCACTGTAATTCATTATGGTGTTAATGTGACTGGACCTGCGGTTACAGTCATTCCTCCTGATTGTTCTGTTATAGCAGCTGTTGTAGATAAATTAAAGGTAAAACTATTTGCTGATACTGATACAATAGTAAACCCAGCTGAATTTTCTAATGTGGTAAAAGGTAATCCTCCCGGACTTCCATCTACATTTCTAAATACCACGGTGCTTGATGCAGTTCTCTGTGTATTTGTTTCAGTTACGGTCACGGTAGATGAATTAGCAACAAAGGCAAACGGATCAGGGCCCAGCATTGCAGCTACAGCAGGTTCTGTTCTTGCAGGTCTTGTGACTCTCAAACCTTGTGGATCTGCTGTATGTGGTTTTGGTTCCAATTGTGGTTGTTTAGGTTCAAACTCAGATATATGAACTCTTGAACCATTCCATTCTTTAACCATTTCTTTGTATGGAAATTCCATACCTGATCTATCAGATATAAATTTTGCATATTTTCCAGAAGCAGTATTAGACATTTGGATAATAAGTTTTTGGAGTTATGTATGAACTTGAAGAAGATCCATCTTCTTGTAACGCTCTTTGTAGTTCATCTTCGTACAATAATTTTAATTCTTGTGTTCTTTGTGGGGCATATTTAACAGATAAATAATAAGCCAAACCAGAAAGCATACAAGGAACAAATCTGTAAGGAACATCAGTAGCATTAGTATAATCACCCACGTCTTGAATTCTTTTAACATAGTAATAAGCAATTGTGTTTCCAGCTTCACTTGAACCCGGTGTTAAGTATAAAGTAATTGTAACTTTATCTATAAATCTTTGAACAAAATATTGAGTAGGTTGTCCTGTTGAAGTTTTATTTGATAGTGCCTGATATTCTGATCTTGATATTTTTGTCAAAGGAGAATCAACACTAGAAGCATTTCTATAAGACGCTTCTAAAATATCATCTACTCCATAAATAGCTGTTGCATCTGAAGTACCATCATCTGTTGATCGGTACATTGTATAAGTTGCTTGGCCACTTACTAAAGTAAGATTATTTGTTTCTACTTCCCAATAGTGCAAACCTCTGTTTGACCATTCTTGAAATAAAACATTTAATGATCTTCTGGCAGACTTTAAAAGCTGTCCATAAAGTTCATTAATACCAATTCTTTCATAAGCCTCTTCTATAATTTCATCTATAGAAAAGTTCTTATCAAATACTGTTGTACCGGAAGTCGTGTTAGCCATCTAACCTCCTATTTATCAATCAATACAGTCGATACGCAGTTACTGATTGCACTACAAACTAAACCATCTTTAAAAAGTATTCCATCTTCTGGCATATTAAATGCAAAAACATCAGAAGCAAAAACTTGAGCTTTAAACTCTTCGCTTGTGTCTGAATAAAGAGCAATACTTCCATTAGCTGAACTTGTGTTAGAGTTAACAATAATTCCTCTAAGTCTAGTTCTACCTGCAAAGATAGTTCCTGTGCTTGTAATCTCTACCGCTTTAACGTCAGATTTCATTCCCATTTATTTTCTCCTAAGTTGAGAGCTCCCGAAGGAGCTCTCTATTTTTATTAACTGTCTGCAATATCAGTATTAGTATCAACTCTTTTCCAAGATGTACCGTCTGAGAATGCATAAATACTAGAACCAGTTGCTCCGTCAGAAACATAAATCATAACGCCTTCGTTAGTTGCAGCGTCTAAAGTATTTGTTCCATCTGTTACAGCAGCTGAAGTTGAATATGCCCATGCAGTTGAACCACCTTGTTGTGTGTCACCAGCATTGACATTAGGTCCACCGATAAAACCATTTAATGAAGTTACCGGACCTGAAAATGTAGTATTTGCCATAGTGTCCTCCTAGTCTATTGATACAGTCTCTAGGCCGTCGACTATACGCGTCTGTATCAATTATTTATTGTATAGTAAGATTTTTATACAGTAGATTAGTGAAGAGTGCAAGATATCCTTATGAAGTGAAGACACTTTTGTAAAAAGATATCCTAGTTAGCTAGCATAAAGATGATTTTCACCATCTCTAACGTTTCTAGGACTCTCTTGGTTCTTCAAGATAGATCTGATTACAGTCTTGATCTCATCTCCCAGAACTGACATTTCGGGTGTTACCATTCCGCCATTTTCCAGAAACATCTCGTTCCATTTAGACTCGAGTTTCAGTTTCTTCGCGAACAACACCATGTTGTCTTGAGCCATCGTAAACCTCCTCGTAAGTAATATAGAATTTATTTTTTCCATTATACTTAAGTTTGTTTGGCTCCCATTTTATATCTTTTTTTCCTAGATAGTCAATGATTTCTTTATGAACTTGAGCAGTGGTAATCATAGAGCTTGAGGTCTCTAATTCAAACTTTGTTTGCCACTCTTTTGTGAAGATTTGTATTTTATATTTTCCTGTCATGGTTCGTCCTTTCTATCAAAAAGAAAGGGCCCCATCAAGGGGCCCTTTCAAATTAAAATACTATAATATCAGTTAGATATTAAGCACCTTCAACACCGAAGATACCTCTAGGGTCAGAAACTCCGAAAGAGTATCTTTCTCTAGCTTTGTATCTTACGTTGCCAGTATCAAAGTCACCTTCCATAGCAGTTTTAATTGCTGCTCTTTGGAAGTACTTCATACCATTTGGCACATCAGTAGTGATGTAGAACGCGTCTGTGTCAGTTAAGAAATTGTTCACCACGTAACCTTGTGGGATCATTCCTTTTGAAACGATTGCATTCACATCGTTGTTGTTACCACCTGTTTGACCAGCTGATTTCATTAATCTCTCCGCTGTGAATTGTAGTTCACTTGGAATGATCATTTTTAATCCTCTGGCAGCGATTTTTAAACCTCTTTCATCAGTCATTGCCGCAATATCAATTAACGACTGTTCTAATGAAGTTTCGTTTAAGTCCGCTTGAGTAGCCAACGTGTTAGCGAAAGTACCAGCAATTGTTGGGTGAGCAGTGTTAAATAAAGAAACACCGTCGCCTGAATCATAATTGTCAGTAGTTGGTAAACCTTGAATTAAAGGGTTAACCGCTTTCACTTGTTTTGTTTGTGCCATTGAACGTGCTAACGCTTTTGTATATCTAGACGCGAGTCTGTCATACAAGTTATCTTCAATAGCTTCTTCTGTGATCGAGAACGCTAAAGCCACAGTTTCGTGAGTGTATCTAGCTGTGAAAGTCTCTTGAGCATTGTCAAAAGATACGCCAGATCCCTCAGCTTTAACTTGTGCTTGAGCAAATCCTGATAACATTACTTCCTCTTCAAACGCTCTGTCTGAAGATTCTGTTGTATAAATTTCAGCATGTTGATTTTCATACTGTTTATACTCCAGGCCGAATAGGGCATTCAAACCTGGCTCTAGTTCTTTGACTAGTTGTCCTCTAGAAATGGCCATAATTGTATCCTCCTATTATATGCCTGCTGTCTGCGTTAAGAAGTGCTCTGCAACAGTAACAATTACGTTCGCATTTGCTGAACCTAATTCACTATTCTCAGGGTCTTTCGAAACACCGATTATTTTTAGTTGAGCTGCAGTTGCTGCCATAGTTCCAGAAATTTCTACTCCTGAAACATAATTTGGCGCTCCACCTGCTGCGTATACGATGTCAGCACAGTTACCAATGTTAGTTTGGGCTACTGTACCAGCACTTTGTATTTCGAACCTTTGGTAAGGGTCATCAGCTACGAAACCGACAATGTCAGTTGCAGTATTTGAAGCCTCCAAATGGTTCGCCCATGTTGGTTTGCTTGTAGAAGCATCAGTATAGAAAATACCGTTAAGTGATCCTAATAACACATCACCCGCTGCTGCAACACCAATTGTACCAGTCGCCAGCATTTCTACTGGGTCGTTTTGGTAAATCGCTGTAGCCGAAGCTGCGATTGAGTATTCGGATAAACCTTGAGCATCTCTATTCTGACCAACTTTTCCGATTGCTTTCAATCCGAAAGCAGCGTCTTTGTTTGCCATAGTTTTTTACTCCTTAAGTAAAGTTTAGTTTATCCGGGGGTTTTGGAATCGTTAAAAAATTAACTTTTCTTCGAACCACCGAAAGTTACACGAGATTGCCTGTCAATATTGATAGGCATACTCTGATGCTGTTCCTTCATAAGATCGTTGTCTAAAGCTTCAACTTGTTCCATGCCTTGTTTAGCATAGTAGTCTTGTCTTTGCTTTGCGATCTCTTCCGGTACCCTTGTCAGCACAAGGCCACCAACTCCGATCACTCCTGCGTATTTTCCATCTTCGACAATTGGATAATCAGCGTCAGGATATTCATCTGCTCTCACAAGTTCATATCCTTGTCTTAATCTTCCTGATACGTTTTTCGTATCATTGAAGCCAAGACTTTCGGCTCTTACCCATCTATGCCTAAATCCGTTTGGCGCAGGTGGTGCATCTAAAGATGACGGTGGAGTCCACACTTTGGGTTTGGATTCTTTATCCCTAGTCTGGCTCGCACGAGGGGTTCTTTTGTTTTCTTCGCTCATATGCTTATACCTCCTTCGTGAGTTTTAATTGTTTTGCATACTCTTCAAGTGGCACACCTAATTTTTTAGCGATTGCAACTTGAGACGGCGTGAGTCTCACAGTTTTGCGACTAGTTTTCGTGCTTCGCGTCGCTGACGCTACTGTCTGCACAGGTTTAGTCGATTCCGTTGACTCAGGTTTATCAAATTTATGCGGAAATTCAAGTCTTAATCTTTTGTTTATTTCCGTATAATACTCGTCAGATTTAGGGTCATAACCTTCTTCATCAACGAGTGTCTTATGTAGATCAAAAGCTGTATAAGTCATAGCTTTATCCTTACCAAACCAAGCATTCTGTGATGCCCAAGCTTCTGCTTTAGGATCTACAGTTTGTTGTGGCTCAGATCTTGGATATTGAGGCTGTTCTACAGTCTCTTCTTTTGGCTGAGATTCAGCTGCTTTAAGAAGTTCTTGTATTCTAGCATCTTCATAACCAAGTTGTGCTATGGTCTTATTGATTTCAACCTCAGCATTGGTATCTCCAGCATCTCTAGCTTGTGCTAGTTTTGATTTCTGAGCATCCAATAAAGATTGAATCTTCTCTTGTCTATCTTTCACAGATGTACTTTCAAGCGTTGAGTATTTTTTATTTAACTCTTCAGCTTTTTTTCTTTGAAGTTGTGCAAATGACAAAGCCTCGTCTCTTTGTCTTTCCGCTTCTCTCCATTTTTTAGTTAGCTTCGCTATCCTTCTTTGTACTCCTTGTGAATAATCTTCTAATTCTTCTTTCTTTGTATCTTTCTCGTCGCTCGCTTCTTGCTGCGAGTCGCTAGCATCGAGCGGCGGGGTTGCCACTGCTTCAGTACTAGTATCCTCAACTTGTTCAGTTGCTGTGGATTCAGTTGATTG